TGATGCATCGGGTAGAAGTCCTAGAGAATTAAGTTGTTCTTTAATATTGAATGATAATTATGAGGGAGGTGAGTTTGCTTTTTTCAATAGAAAATTAAAATTTGACTTAAAGATGGGAGATATCATTATGTTTCCATCAAATTTTATGTTCCCTCATGAAGTATTACCAGTTACCTCTGGTGTTCGTTATGCAATTATTACTTGGATATGTTAGAATTTGGTACATAAATACTTAAAATAATTTATTAATATGTCTGATAATTTAACACCTGGTGATTTAAAAATATTAAATACAACTAACAATTCTATTGATAATACACAGGGTGATTGGACTTTTATTCCAAGTGAGGAGCATATATATGTTATTAATAATAAAAACAATAAGAAGTATAAAATAAATCTTGAGGAAATTATATAATGGCAGTTGATTTTCCTGGTAGTCCAACGAATGGTCAAGTATTTTCTGTAGGGGGTGCCTCTTGGAGGTACAATGGATATGCTTGGGCAAGAATTCCTGATCCTGGTGAAAAAGGACAAAAAGGACAAAAAGGTGAGGTAGGCGAAAAAGGTCAAAAAGGTCAACAGGGTGATAAAGGAGTACAGGGAAATTTTGGTGGAGCTACATTTGATTATACTTTTAGTGATGCTACAGGCACACCAACTGATTTAAATACTGGGAGATTAAGACTTAATAATTCAACTGTAAGTTCTGCGACTACAATATTCATAGATGATGAGGATGATAATGGAACAGATATACAACCATTTTTAAGAACGATTGATGATTCGACATCTACAATCAAAGGGCACGTTAGAATATCAAATAAATTAAATGCAGATGATTTTGCATTATTTACAATATCTTCAGCAACTGAGCAATCAGGTTTTCACCAAATTAATGTTGGTTATGTTTCTGGTAGTGCATCATCTTTCACTAATGGTGAAGATATAATTGTAACATTTGCAAGAACTGGTGATCAAGGACAAAAAGGAGAACAGGGAATACAAGGGGTAAAAGGTGTTCAAGATAAAATATTTGAGGGAGACACTGAAGCAGAAGTGGTCGATACAGGGGGAAATGGTCACTTCAAGGTTACAACTGAGGGAACAGAGAGATTTAAAATTGATAATGTAGGATTAGCAACCTTTACAAATGATGTTGTTATTAGTAATACTTTATTTTTTAATAAAACCACACTTCAAATTTGTAAAATAGACCATGATGGTGCTAATCTTGATCTTCACGCTGATGGGAATGTAAATTTCTTTGAAAGTGATGGTAATACTTTGATGTTTACTTTTGATGTAAACACAACTAATGGTGATGCTCGACTTATAATGGAGAATGACACTGATACTTTCTTCAATCATCCAGACAATAATCAGTTAGGTTTTACAGTCGGTGGCACCGATACAATAAGAATCACACCAGGAAAAGTTGGCATCGGAATAATAAATCCTGGTTCACCGTTACAGATAGTAGATTCAAGTGATGCATCTATTAGAATTTTTGATAATACTGGTGTTACTGGTGATTTGAGTTCTTCTGGATGGAAATTTAGAGCACTTGCTGGTAATGCTACAATTAATGCTAGTGGATTACAAATATCTCATGGCACAAATGAAAGAATTAACATCACAACAGATGGTAAAGTTGGTATCAATAGCACAACTCCAGGTACAAAATTAGAGGTTGTAGGAAATATTAGAGCTTTTAGTGATCCTGATGGTTTTGCTCAAATAACCTCATCTGGTTCAATTGAATTGAAAAGGAGTGGTGGATCATTTATTGATTTTGCAACAGCAGGAACTGAAGATCATGATTGTAGAATTAAGCAGGATAGTAATGGTTTAATATTTGTTACTGGTGGTCAAGGATCTACAACAGAAAAATTTAGATTTGGAAGTTCTGGTCAATTAGGACTCGCTGGTACAAATTATGGATTAGCAGGTCAAGTATTAACAAGTCAAGGTGCATCAAGTTCTCCACAGTGGGTTACACCTACTGCTAATACAAACACAACTTATGATTTGATAACTTCTTCAAGTGGTGCTAACGTTCAATTATTATTAGACGCTTCTGTAGGTGATGATGATCCAATTCTTATAACAGCTGGTTCAAATGTTTCATTTGCAGGTATTTCAGCGACTGGATTTACAATTAATACGGTTGATACAAATACGACATATGATTTAGGAACTGCAGATGGCGATAACACGAGTGAGGAAAAAATACAATTAAATGGATCTGATTCGACTACTGATTCTGTAATTTTGGCAGTTGGCACTGGTTTATCAATTCAAAGAGATAGTAGCACTAATAAAATTACAATCACAAATACAGCACCAGATACTAATACTACCTATGATTTATTGGCAGTACAGACAGGTGGAAATGATGATGATCCTGCTATTAGATTAGATCCATCATCTGGCAGTAACGATGATATACAGATAGTTGGTGGAACAAATGTTACTGTTACTCGTAATAGTAGTAACAAAATTACAATCTCCTCTACTGATACTAATACTGATACTAATACGACTTATTCTATATCTTGTGTTAATGGTGTTAACTCAGATGAGGAGAGAATAAGATTAACAGGAACTAATCCAAGTTCAACAGATGATATAACCTTAGAGGCAGGAACTGGATTAAGTATTTCACGTTCTGGGGATAAAATAACTTTTACAAATACTGATACTGGTTCAGGAACTGGTGATACAACTTATAGTATATCATGTGTTAATGGTGTTAACACAGATGAGGAGAGGATTAGACTCACAGACTCAAACGGTACTACTGATGATGTTACTCTTGAAGCAGGAACTGGTCTTTCTATTGCACGAAGTGGAGATAAGATTACATTCACAAACACTGATACAGGTTCAGGTGCTAATACAGATAATTATGCAAATTCTTTATCATTTAGTAGTGGTACTTTAACATTAGGTAGAACTGGTTCATTAAGTAATTTGACCACTACAATTCCTCTAAGTGGTATCACAGGAGATTTTACAGATCTAGATGATACACCAAGTGATTATACGGGTGATGCAAATAAATTAGTTGCAGTTAATAATGGCAATGGAACAAACGGAACAGGTTTGACTTTTGTTAATGCATCAAGTGTTGGTACAGATACAAATACAACTTATAGTTTATCATGTGTTAATGGTGTTAACTCAGATGAGGAAAGAATAAGATTAACTGCTGGTGGTAGTGGTAGCGGTACAGATGATATTACCTTGGAAGCTGGAACTGGTCTTTCTATTTCTAGATCTGGAGATAAAATCACATTTACAAATAGTGATACAGGTTCAGGTGCTAATACAACTTATGATTTAAGTGTACCATCAGGAACAACAAAAATAAGATTAGATCCATCAGATGCCTCTGGTAATGATGACGTAGAAATAGCAGGTGGATCAAATGTTACTGTCACTAGAAATAATGGAAATAAACTTACCATTTCTTCCACTAATACCAATACAACATATACTGCTGGTGGTAACTATGGAATGACTCTAAGTGGAACTGAATTTCGACTTAAAGATGACCGAAGGAGAAACAGCAATACCGTAGATGTTAGGTCTGGTAACACCCATGATTATACATTTTATGATGCCTCACATGGTATTAGATGGTATACTTCAGGTTCCGAAGAAATGCGTCTTGAGAATGATGGTGATCTTCACGTTGACGGTGATATAATTGCTTACTCAACAACTATCTCTGATATAAGATTAAAAAAAGATTTACAGATAATTCAGAGTCCATTGGATATTCTTAGTAACATAAATGGGTATACATTTACATATAAAAAAGATGATAAAAAATCTGCTGGTGTAGTAGCACAAGAAGTTGAAAAGGTATTTCCACAAGCTGTCTCTGAGAAAGGTTTACCTTTTTCAAGTAAAGATGAAGAAAATCCAGACAATTATAAGACAGTTGAATATGATCAAATTGTCGGTCTTTTGGTGCAAGCAGTAAAGGAATTGACTGACAAAGTAAAAAAACTTGAGGGTGAATCTTGAAGCAAAAACAGTGGGTCTTAAAGACACGTTTATTTAATGAATCAAAGGATATAGAAAACATTCAAGGATTAGAAAGAAATCCCTATGATAAATCTACCATTCAAAAAATATTCACTGAGGATTTTATAGATAAATGCACCATTGAATCTAGCAATAATAATTACAGAATAATACCTGAGTGGCAAAATTTATTAAAGAAAAAATGTTTTGATAATTTAATTGATAATAGTAAGGACGATGGTAAAAATAATTTAAAAATTATCAATATGGATATTTCTAAATCCATATTACCTATAGTAAAAAATTTAGTCAAAAACGATAATGTTGTTGCAAGTGGAAATTTTATATATCCACCAACTGGTTACATGGGATGGCATACTAATTATAAAATACCATGTAAAAGACTTTATATTACATATGCAACAGAGGATAAAAAATCATTTTTTAGATATATTGATCCTTTGACGAAAGAGGTTGTAACTGATTATGATGATAAAGGAATTACTTTAAGATTATTTCAAGTTAGATCAAAACCACCATATTTCTGGCATTGTGTAGGTAGTGATTGTGTCAGGATAAGTTTAGGATTTAAAATAAACCCTCCAGTGCAAAAAACATTTATGATGAAAAATCATCGAAATTGACAAATCACATACATATGGTATAATAGGTTATTCATATACAGACATGAACGACTTTATATTAAACGTAGAGATTGATATGTGTTCTCGCACATTCTCCTTGCTCAGTGAGAATGGGGATAAGAGACTGATTAAATGTGATACGGTAGATGAGTTTATGAGAGTGTTGAGAGTATGTGATCAATTACTCCCACCAGAAGGTATAATTTACAAGGAATTAATAACTCAAAAAGATAAGTAATCCACTGGTAAGCTAAATAGACCTAGTATTGTATGGTCTTGCCATCAAATTTATAGTAGATAAAAAAGATGCCTCTTAATAAGTTAGAGAATTTCATAAAGAACGCTGAAGGACGTATACTTTATGTAAATCCAAATGATCTTGATTCAACCGATGGTATTGAAAATCAAGGAAATTCATTAACAAAACCCTTTAAAACGATTCAAAGGGCAATGATTGAAGCTGCTAGATTTTCATATTTAAAGGGAGATGATAATGATTTTGTAGAGAGAACAACCATACTTCTTTTTCCTGGTGAGCACGTTGTAGATAATAGACCTGGTTTTGGAATTAGAGATCAATCTGGACAGGCGAGGGCAGTGAGTCCTGCTGGTGCTGTATCAGGTGCGACTGAAACTTTGTCATTGACATTGGACTCTAATTTTGATTTAAATCAAGAGGACAATATTCTTTACAAATTCAATAGTGTCAATGGTGGTGTTGTTGTTCCTAGAGGAACTTCAATAGTTGGATTAGATTTAAGAAAAACAAAAATAAGACCAAAGTATGTTCCCAATCCTACAGATTCAAATGTTAAACAAAGTGCAATATTTAGAATTACAGGTGCTTGCTATTTCTGGCAATTTACAATTTTTGATGGAAATGAATTAGGTACTGTTTTCACTGATCCAACTGATTTTGGAATTAATAATCGTTCAGTTCCCACCTTTTCTCACCATAAACTAACTTGTTTTGAGTATGCCGATGGAATAACTAAATTAGATCAATTTAGTAATCTCACTGATCTTGATATTTACTATAGTAAATTATCAAATGCTTATAACAAAGCTGCAGCGAATAGAGAAATAACTCAAAAATATCCTACATCACCAAAAGGATTTGCACCCCAAAGACCTGAATTTGAAATTGTTGGTGCTTTTGCAACCGATCCTCTTAATATTACAAGCATTGAGTCTGGTGATGGATCAACACCTGGTCAAGTTGTAACAGTCAAAACTGCCATACCACATGAGTTAACTGGTGGGACACCAATTAAAATAAGAGGTGTAAATGTAGCAGACTATAACATATCTACTAAAGTACAGAATGTTGTCAATGATAATACATTCACTTACTTACTTCCATTTGTAAGAGCAAATTTACCAGCTGGAAGTGTTGGTGGATTAAGTTCTGCAAATGCTCAAGTTCTAGTTGAAACTGATACAGTGTCAGGTGCATCACCATATATCTTTAACATATCAATGCGATCTGTATTTGGTATGCAAGGTATGCATGCTGACGGTGCGAAAGCAACTGGATTTAGATCAATGGTTGTTGCACAGTTCACAGCTGTGTCACTCCAGAAAGATGATCGTGCTTTTGTTAAGTATGATAAAACAAATCGTAGATATAGTGGTATTCAGTTCTCAAAACAAACAGGTGAACTTTTATCCTCAGAGTCATCATCTACAAATTCTGCAACTGTATATCACCTTGATCAGGAAGCAAATTATAGAAAAGGATTCCGTACAAGTCATATCAAGGTAAGTAATGATGCAGTTGTCCAGATAGTTTCTGTATTTGCGATTGGATTCCATAGTCATTTTAATATGATCAACGGTGCAGACGCATCAATTACTAACTCTAACTCAAACTTTGGTACATTTGCTCTTGCTGCTGAAGGATTTAAGAAAGACGCATTTGATAAAGATAACAAAGGATTTATAACATCTGTTATCACTCCTCGTTCTATTGAAACAATTGAACAACAGATTGAATATTTTCAAGTTGATGCATCAGAGACAACTACCAGTAAGTTTTATTTACTAGGAAAAACTGAGGAGGGAGATCCACCATCACATTTCGCTCAAGGATATAGAATAGGTGCAAAGGTAGATGAAAAATTATTCATTATTGATGATGATGGGAATGAGAAGCAAGCCACTGTTGTTATGGAGAATAGTGGTAGTGCCACAACTAACACTTCTGAGAAATTATTCAAGGCAACACACACTGCTGCATCAGCTACAAAGCAATCTACATTTATTTGTAATGCGGTTCATAATATAAGGACTGGTGAGTCAATAAGAATTATCGCTGACAGTGGTAATCTCCCTGAGAATATTGATCCACATAAAGTTTATTTTGCGATTACTGATGATGCAGCTTCAAACCCTGATGGTTTGACAGACAGAGAGATTCGTATTGCATCATCAAAAACCAACGCTGAATTAGATCCACCAGTTTTCATTAGAACTGTTGCTGACGTAAATGATAATTTTAATATTGTAAGTCGTGTATCTGATAAAAAACCAAATGATTTTGGTCATCCTATACAATATGATGGCACTAAAAATAATTGGTTTATTCATACAAATGCAACAGGTAATACAATTAAAACTCAAATTGATGCGGGCAAAATAACTGATTTGAGTATTAGTTTCATTAAGAGAAGAGAAGATAATCGTGGTCTTGATGAGAAAATTTACAAATTGAGATATGTAATACCTAAAGAGATAAGAAATGGTAAGGATCCAAGTGATGGATTTGTTCTTCAAGACTCAAGTTCAACGAATGTAACAGCAGATACTGACTTTACAAAAACTTCAATTACTGCAGATAATTACGATTTTGATCGTAACACTAGGTTCATTTCACAGGCAAGTTTCACTAGTGGTCCTCCAGCAAGAGTTACAATCCGTACAGATAAACCACATAATTTAAATGTCGGTAATCAGATCGTTGTTAGAAATATTAAATGTTCAATCAACACTAGTGGTACTGATAATCAATCTTACAACGGTACATTCATAGTTACTGATGTTGTTAATGATAAAGTATTTAAATATTCAAATACAGATACAGATGGTGTACCTCACTCACCTGGTACATTTAACAATACAACTCATACAAGAAATAATCAACTACCTAGATTTGATAGAAATGATAATGGGTCAAATCTCTTTGTATATCGAACTGAAGTTATTACACCTTACATAGAGAGTATACAGGATGGAATATATCATTTATTTGTGTTAAATGGTAATAATGCTATGACTGATATATCTAATGAATTTAGTGAAGATAAGTTCAATCAAAATATTGTTAATTTATATCCTGAGTATGACCGTGATAATATAAATGACAATCCACCTGAAGCAACATCTTTTGCTAGAAACTTCCCTATAGGTGAAGTTATTACTAATGATTTGAAAAAAAGTATTACCAGAGAATCGATTAATGAATTTATAGAGACATTTGATCAATCTAACACAATAAGTACAGTTGGTGGCACCAATACAACACCATCATTAACATTTAATGAAGAACATCATTTTAATGCAGTTAAATTCCATACTACTTTAAATGGTGGTTCAGGTCATGTAAATGGAACTTACTCAAATATTAAGTTATTCAATAGTGCTGCTTCTCCTGCAACGGCTGTTTGGAATGGTGCGACAGCAGATGTCACAGTCTCTGGTGGTGCAGTTACAGCGGTTGACATAGTTGAGGGTGGTGCTGCCTATACAAATGGACAACAATTATATTTTGATAGTTCCTCCGTTGCAACTGGTGGTATCGGTGGTTCAAGTGGTGCACAAGCAAACATTGAAATTAATACCGTTGGAATCTCAACCATTACTGACACATATGTGCAAGTTACTGGTATCACAACAGGTACAGATGGATATTATAGAATTAACGGAGTTACAAATACAAAGGTAATTACCATTAAGAAAGCAACTAGTGATGTGATATTAGAAGGTCAACAAGTCATAGATATGGGACCTTTTGCCGAAGTTTCCTCTACATCATTTGATGCTACAACAGGCACCACAACATTTACTTGTGATCGAGATCATGGATTATCAGTTGGTAGTGCATTTAGGGTACTTAATGCTAGTGATGCTAATTTAGGTGATTTCACAGTTAAAACGGTTACGGACACAGACACTGTTAAGAGATTCACATCTGTTACCACTACTTCGTTATCATCTCCCAAGTACATTCTTAAACATGGTATGTCTGCTAATGATGCACCGTCTGGTGTGTCTGGAGAAAGTATTGAAACAAGAGGATTATCATTCTATGATCACGATTATTTAATTGCAGATGAAATAATTAATGCCTCAGAAAGAAATATTAATGTTGAGTTATCAAGTAGAAGCACCTCAAATAATCCACATTTGAATATAGCGAATCGTTTTCCAATAGGTTCCTACATTCAAGTTGATAGTGAGATAATGAGGATCTCAAGATCTTCAGTTACTAGTGGCAATAATACTATTCAAGTGATTCGTGGTGCATTAGGAACAAATAGTACAGGTCATAAAAATAATTCTTTCTTAAGGAAAATTAAACCACTTCCAATAGAACTTAGAAGACCATCTATATTAAGAGCATCAGGTCACACGTTTGAATATGTTGGATATGGACCAGGAAACTATTCAACAGCACTACCTCAATTACAGAATCGAACACTAAGTGAAAGAGAGGAGTTCTTATCACAAGCACAAGAAACTTCTTGTGGTAATGTTGTGTACACAGGTATGAACGATAAGGGTGATTTCTATATTGGAAATACTAAGATCTCATCTGCTAGTGGAAGACAGACAACATTTGATATACCTATACCAACAATTACAGGTGAAGATCCAAATCGTTTAAGCATAGTTGCAGATGAGGTTATTGTTAAAGAAAGATTACTGGTCGAAGGTGGTTCTTCCAAGAATATATTATCTCAATTTGATGGTCCTGTAACATTTAATGGATCTATACGCTATAATACTGACTTGACAGTACAAGGTAAAACTAATTTAAATGATGAAGTTAAATTAAATGATACTCAAGATATTGTAATAAGTGGCAATAGTGTTACAAAAGCAGCGGTTACTATTGCTGGTGGTTTAAATGTCAAGAAAAAAGTTGCACTAGAAAATTTGATACGTCCTGTGCAAGACAGCACTGTTGACATTGGAACAAACACTAGAAGATTTAGGAATGTATATGGTGATACGTTCTTTGGTGATGGAGTCAATCTTACAAATACAGGTGCAACATTATCTGCTGCTTCAGGAGACAGACCAGTTGTTCTTACGAACATCACAGTTGGCAACAGGATGACTGATGCTCAAATAGATTCTGATTTAAAATTTAATGCTGGAACAAATACATTATCTTCACCTACTTTCTCAGGAACCACTTTCTCAGGAACCACTTTTACAGGAACCACTTTTACAGGAACTACTTTCACAGGAGGAAGTTTCTCAGGTAATGGATCTAGTTTAACATCATTAAACGCATCTAATTTATCATCTGGCACAGTTCCTATTGGTCGTCTTGGAGATAGTGGAACAAAGGATGGTACGACTTTCCTTGCTGGAGATAATACATTTAAGACAGTTACAGTTGCGATTAATAGTTTAACAAATGCTGGTAATAATAGAGTTATTACATCATCTGGTGGAGCAGATGCAAATGCAGAGGCAAATCTAACATTTAATGGTACAACTTTAACTGTAAGTGGTGTCGCACAGATTGATAATATCAAGATAGATGGTAATACCATTTCATCAACTAATGGCACTAACAGCAGTATAACACTTTCACCAAAGGGAAATGGTGATGTTATAATTGGTGATGGAACTGATAATGAATTACATTGTAAAGGTGATGTTATCGCTTTCCATACCTCTGATATAAATTTAAAAGAAAACATAACACCAATACCTAATGCTCTCAATAAAGTATCATCATTAAGTGGTAATACATTTACTTGGATTGAAGGATCAAAACATGGAGGTGAAAATGATACAGGTGTAATCGCTCAAGAAGTGGAGGCACTTGGTTTACCTGGTCTTACAACAACAAGGGATGATGGTACAAAAGCAGTTCGTTATGAGAAGTTAGTTCCTGTTCTTATTGAAGCTATCAAAGAATTATCTGCTGAAGTTGATGCCCTAAAAAATAAATAAATAACTAAAAAAATAACTGATGGCGAATATTAAAAAGAGTTTCAATTTTAGAAATGGAGTACAGGTTGATAGTGATAACCTGTTAGTAACCTCCACTGGTCTGGTTGGTATAGGAACAACTGTGCCAAGTGAGTCTCTTGATGTCATTGGTAATGTCTCAATAAGCGGATTAACAAGTACATCAGAGGCAACAATTGGGGTATTGACTGTTACATCTGTCAAACCAACAGAAATTATTGGTGCAGGAGTTAGTATAAAGAGTGGAATTATAACAAGTAGTGGAGCAGGAGTTGTTACATTTTTTGGTGACGGTAGTAATTTAAGTAATATTCCAACATCACAATTTACAGCTGTTGGTGGTGGTAGCACCAACGTCTTTATAATCCCTAGTGTTGGTATCGCTACAACTAATCCATCATTTAATTTACAGATCGGTAATAATGTTGATAGTGGTGGTGAAGGTGTAGGTATTAATTCATTAGGTGATATTAAAGCGTCAGGTATTATCACTGCTACAGGATTTGTAGGGAATGTGAGTGGAAATCTTACTGGAAATGTTACGGGTAATGTTACAGGTAATTTAACAGGTGATATTAATTCAGGTGTATCAACAGTATCAGATCTCAAAGCTACGCAACTAAATGTATCTGGTCTTGCAACAGTCACAGGCAATTTTGTCACAAATGGTGATTTGACGATACAAAATGCCACCCCAGAATTATTTTTTGAAGATACTACTAACGAACCTGATTACAAAATAAGAACACAAAGTGGTCATTTCAATATTATGGATGACACACAAACTGATGACACTGAGTGGAGATTGAGTATAAGAGATGGCGGCACTGTAGATATTCCTGGTAATTTAGTTGTAGATGGTCAGACTAATCTCAATAACGTAAGTGTTGCTGGTATATCAACATTTACAGGAACTATTGATGCGAATAGTAATATTGATTTAGCAGGTGATCTAGATGTAGATGGTCATACAAACTTAGATAATGTAAATATCGCTGGTGTTACCACTACTGCTGGTATTATTGAAGGTATCTCTGGTGAGAATAAGATACCAGCACTATATTCAAATATGGGTGCTCTACCAAATCCAGGTACTTATCATGGTATGTTTGCACATGTTCATGCGACAGGTAGGGGATATTTCTCACACGCTGGTGGTTGGTATGAGTTAGTTAATAAGGAAACTAACGGAAGAGTGGGAACTGGTACGGAAGTGTATAATATTGGAGACATTATTAATAGAAATATTATTTCATCTGGTATAATTACAGCAACAACGGAACTTAACTCACCATTGATCGGTGTTGGAACTGATGTACCTGCAAATGATATTCAAGTCAGAAAGAATGGCAATACAGAAATTCAGGTAACAAGTGATACAGGTTCAGCAGGTATTACAGTTGGTCGAGAACCAAGCACTGCTAATACAAATAATGCAGAGTTAAGATATGGTTTAGTTTCAGGTGGTGTACCTTTTAGTTCAGCACAATCACTAGATTTACTCAATTATGGTACAGGAAATTTTAATTACCATTTAAGTGCTAATAACGCTAGTGCAGTTGCTGGTGATTTCCACTGGCACAAAGGTGTCAATAATACATTAATGACCTTGACAGGTATAGGTGGATCACTTGGTATTGGTGTTACACAACCTACAACAACATTAGATGTATCTGGATCTGGTAATTTTAGTGGTAATTTAACAGTTGGTGGTAATTTCGTTTTATCTGGAACATTTAATAGTAATGTAACTGGCAACGTTACTGGTAATTTGACAGGAAATGTTACAGGTGATTTAACTGGAAATGTAAATTCAATATCTGGTATATCTTCATTTAATAATTTGAAATATGAAACTAATTTAACATCAAATACTGGTGCCATTGGACTTGGAACAAATAGTCCTAGATCTGGTGTTGATTTTGTTGGTGCTGGACAAACCTTTAGTAGATACATGTTACCACCACAGGTAAGTAACACTGAGAGGGTTGGATTAGTAACTGTGACAGGTGCTTTAGTATATAATACTTCAATAAATAAATTACAGGTTTATAATGGCAATGCTTGGGAAACTATCACTAGTGCAGTATAATGACTTTACAATCTTCAGGACAAATAAAATTCAGTGAGATTGCATCAGAGTTTGGTTATCCAACTAGTAATAGGTTTGGAAATTATAGGGTATCTCAAAATATTGGTACATTAACTAATCTTCCATTAGATGTAGGAGTACCCCAATCTGGGCAAATTAGATTTAGTAATTTTTATGGAAAGGAAGCAAATATAATTGTTGATTGCCATTCATCTGGTAGTTCTAATTATAATCAAGATGCTTATCGAAATAGATATCAAAATGGTAATTATAATGTGGTGGGTGGTTTTAGAAGCACTATCGCTAAATCAAACTGGCAAGGTGGAAAAAGAGTTATTATTAATATAAACAAAACATTTTCATCATCAGGTGCAAGTAGTCGAAATCATTTTGCATTAGAAGTGGGAAGATATAATAACAACAATAGTCAACATGGATGGCCAACAACTACAGAATTAAGTGTTGTATTTGGACCAAATGGATACGTTAGAGGTAAAGGTGGTAATGGTGGTAATGGTGGTTGGACAGGTGATACACAATTAACTCCAGGCGAAGGAGGAGAAGGTACAAGTGGTTTAAAGATTCACAGTGGTATGAGTATAACAGGTGAGGGTGTTAATGCAGATAGTAGAGTTATTCCTGGCGGAGGTGGAGGCGGTGGTGGTCTCGGTGGTGATAGTACAAGTGGTGGTAATGATGAGGGTGTACCTGAAGTAAGAGTTCCTGGTGGAGGAGGTGGTGGAGGTGCTGGCACACCTGCTGGTAGTGGTGGTGCTGGTTATGAGTACATATATGGATATTCACCAGGTAATCGTCAAGATACTGGTTCTGCACCAGGATCTGGTGGTAATGCATCCAGTGGTGGAAATGGAGGAGCAGGTGGATACGTTATATTTTCAATGGATGAAGATGAAGAGGTCACAGATTATGGTCAAGGTGGTGATGGTGGTGATGGTGGAAACGTAGGTGGAGCTAATGGTCAAGCAGGAGGTCATGGAGGGCAAATACAGAGTGGATGGTCTTTTGATTATGAATATTCAGAGAATGATGCAGGTAACGGTGGAAATGGTGGTTATAGGTATATTACATATTAATCTGTTTTATTGTTAGTTGAACTAGATTTTCTTTTTTGATGCTTGAATCCAAAAAATGATGTGATGGCATATCTTCCCCAACCATCAAAATAATCTGAGTTATCTATCTTTACTTTCTTTACTCCATGTTCAACCCAACCAGGAAAGACAATCATTGAATTATTCTCACAAGGCAATACAAAATCGTGTTGAGGGAACTCTAAATCACCACCTTTAAATTTTTTAGGTTCTTTATAAAAATATGAGAAAGCTAAGTATTGCACTGATTTATCTGTATGGGGATCATAATATTCATCATTATGATAATATCTAACTTTTGTAATATCATAATTGGATTGATTTGCAATACTACAACAACCATGTATTTTAGCAAATTGATCTAAGACCCCACTTTGAAATAATTTTCTATTGACTGTTAATATATTTGATAATTCTCTATGATTTTTACCATTACCACCATCAAAGTATATTTCATCTAAAACTAAAGCTTTTGCATTTGTATATCCAACCACACCACCATAACCCTCTGCTGATAGTAGTTTATTTGGTTTGGTATAAAATTTTAATTCTTCCCAAATTAAGTCTAATTCTTCTTGATTATAAAAATTATTGATAACCATTAATGGGAATGGTTCGCAATATAAATCAGCTTCTAATTGCTCTATGTCTTTCATAATATAATAATTCTAACATATATATTGAACTTGTCAAATTATTTTTTTATGATATAATATTTGTAATCGAGAAAATGCTATGGCACATCCTGCTTGGGAGTGGAAATCAGAGATACCTAGTGATGTTTGTGATATTATAAAAAATACTCTTGATAAGGATTTACATCAAGGAAAGGTAGGGGAAAAGAAATTATACAATAATAATATAAGAAATGTAGATATTTCATTTCAATCTAGTAACTGGATTAACGCTTTACTAATAGGTTTCATTAGGTATGCAAATCATAGTAATTTTTCCTACGATTTATCTGATGCTGATAAAGAGGATTTACAACTTTCGAGATATTCTGTAGGTAGTTTTTATGGAAAACATGCAGATTATGCGGATAATGAAGGGCAAATATTAAAAACTAGAAAATTGAGTTTAAGTCTTCAACTATCAGATGAAAATGAATATGAGGGTGGTGAATTAATTTTGTATAATCATCTTAAAAGTGATGTAATTAAAGCTTGTAAGTCTAAAGGTTCTCTTATAATTTTTGATAGTAGAATGGCACATGAGATAACTCCTGTTAAATCTGGTGTAAGATATTCCTTAGTTAAATGGTATCATGGAGATAATCCATTAAAATAATATGACTTTATTCCATTACAAACCATACAGCGGAAATTGGGAATATGGTGATTATAGATGTCAAAAACTTGATTTGACTCTATTAAATGATATGTTAACAGATGATAGATTAAAAATTATTAAACTTAAAGAGATCGCTTGGAAGGGAAAACATCATTATCCGTATAATCTTGGTGAATATTGTTACTGTTGTGGAGGTAGAAAGTACAAGAATTGCGATCCAAATATTCCTGGCATCATAGCATTTAATTGTCAAAATCCTTATGACAACAAATATACAATGCTAGATGGTAGGCATAGGATCACAAAACATCTAAACGAAGGTAAAACAGAATCAGAATATTATGTTTTTGATTTTGATGAAATAAAACATCTAATTAGACCTTATAATCGACATAAAAAAGAGTATAAAGATGTAAGTGAAAATTCTTAAATCTATACATACACTGTATGGATTGTTCGAGACATACTAGATATTTTTAAAGACCCAACTTGCAAAAGGGGGTCTTTTGTGCTATAATGAGAACAATGAAAGCATTATATGGCAAAAGAAAAGGATCTAGATAAGTTTTATACACACCCTAATATAGCGAAAAAGTTTGTGGATATTGTTAATCAATATTATCCACTAGATTCATTTGATCTTGTAATAGAACCATCAGCAGGGTGTGGAAATATTTTACAATATCTACCATCTAATTCGATAGGGATGGATATAGAACCAGAAGCAGATAATATTATCAAACAAGATTTCTTCGAGTATAATTCACCATATCATCCTTTAACCAATAATATTAGAATTGCAACAGTTACCAATCCCCCATTTGGTACAGGTTATATGAATCCACTAGCAAAAGGTTTCTTTAATCACGCAGCAACATTTAGTGAGTTGATTGCATTTATTGTACCTGCAAAGTGGTCAACATCTTGGAAGGTTCAGTTTCAATTAGATAAATCTTTTTCATTATATCATAGTGAGTTGCTTCCTAAAAATAGTTTTGTATTCAAGGGAGATCCATATGATGTTCCCTGCTGTATGCAAGTATGGTCGAGATCAAAAGGATATAAAGATATTAGAATACGAGAAAGACCACCGACAAAACATCAAGACTTTGAAATGTTCCTGACTTGTGATAATGTTCCAAGATTACCAGAAGTGAGAGAACAAATTAAGAATCAAGAGTATTGGGATTTTGCACTTAAGTATTGGGGAAAGATAGGAGTTTGTGATATGAATAAAGTTACACCAGAAACAACAACGCATTATTTGTTTAAGTCAAAGAAAAATTATGTTCGCAATATCTTTGAGCAGATTGATTGGAAAGATTATGTGTCAAATATGGGTGCTCCGAATGTGGGTGGTAAATCTTTAGTTGTAAAGGCATATAGTGAAACAAAAAAGAAATTAAAAATAAAGGATTAGACAATTATATAACTGTCACAAGTCACCCCACAGGGGTAAACCGTGTGTTATAATAAGTACATCGAAAGGAAACTATGCAACTCAGACCCCATCAAGAAAAAGCACTACAGGCTATGGCAGACAATGACTTAGGACAGGTCATTGTGCCTACTGGTGGTGGTAAGACAATGTGTATGATATACGATGTCTTGCGTGAGTTTAGAGAGAATGGTTGGAAGACTATGGTTGTAGTTGCTCCTCGCATACTTCTTGCAGAGCAGTTGGGTAGAGAGTTTATGGAGATAATTGATGAAGAATATACATCTGTATCTGTAATGCACGTTCATAGTGGTAAGATCAATGGTGTATTCAGCACCACTAATCCACTTGAGATACAGGGATTTGTAGAGAGTTGTCAAGGTCGTAAGATATTATTTACAACATATCATTCTCTACACAGAATACAAGAGAGTGGTGTCAATGTTGATACAATTTACTTTGATGAAGCACACAACTCAGTACAGAGAAATTTCTTCCCTGCTGTTGAATACTTCTCACAGTATGCACATCGTTGCTACTACTTCACAGCAACACCAAAGCACAGTAAGACAGTCTTCAAGGCGGGTATGAATGACAGAGAGGTGTATGGTCGTGTGATATGTCAAATCCCTGCACCAACACTTGTCAGGGCGGGATACATCCTACCACCAAAGGTTGAAGTTTATCGTTCAAGAATACTCAAGAAAGATGAGTTGGTTGCTGACAGAGATTGTGAGCAGATGATCAATGCGATTGATAACATTCGCAAGGATAAAGTATTGATATGTGCAAAGTCAACAAAGCAGATTGTAAGTCTTGTATCAAGGACAGAGTTTGTAAGTGAACTTGCACACAGAGGTTACAGTTGGATGATGATTACATCAAAGACAGGTGCAATGATTGATGGTGAGAAGGTGACAAGAGAGGAGTTCTTTGATACACTTAATGCGTGGGGTAGAGATTACAACAAAAGATTTGTAGTTCTACATCATAGCATATTGTCAGAGGGTATCAATGTCAATGGTCTTGAAGCAGTTTTATTCATGCGTAATATGGACTACATTGGTATCAGTCAAACAATCGGTAGAGTAATTCGTAAGGGTGCAGAGGACAAAGTATTTGGTCTTGTATGTGTGCCTGTTTATTCTAACGTAGGTATCACAACTGCAAGAAAGGTCGAGGCAGTCGTTGATACTATATTCAATCAAGGTAAAGCAGCTACCACAGTAATTACACGATGATTCAAACACCTTTTATAAATGAATTTTATTCTCTCTTCCCTGCACCTAACGCAGAGGAAATCATTTCGACAATCGAATATGTATGTAAAACTAAAGAGATTGATAATGAATATTTTGCTTGGGGTAAACGTTGTAAGGTTGATAAAATACCATTAAAATGGGAAAACTTTATAGATTTGTATAAACCTAGCATAGATGTTCTATCTAGAAAATTTAATAAAAAGATTAATTATACAATTTATAATCCTTGGCTTAATTTGTATAAGAGAGATCATTATCAAGAGGTTCATGACCATGTAGGACATGATTTATCTTGTATATTTTTTGTAAATGACGGAGTTGATTTTGGTAGATTATTTTTTATAGGTAGGTATTCCTGTAGTTGCTCATTAAAATACCAAGAATTTATATCTTATAAAGATAACATTGAACCAATAGTCAAATCAGGAGATATAATGTTTTTTTCAAGTCATCTTTTACATGGAGTTAGTACTCATAATAGTGACATTGTTAGAAAGACTCTCTCTGTAAACTTTAATATTAATCAAGTGGAGAATTATGAATAGAGTAATTTTAATCTCAGGTGGATTTGATCCCATACATGGTGGACACATCAATTATATTCGTGAAGCGAAGAAAGTTGACCCACCAAGTCCATTATGTGTCGGTCTCAACTCTGATGAGTGGTTAATTCGTAAGAAGGGCAAATACTTTATGAACTTTGATGAAAGAAAAGAAGTTGTATCAGGTTTGAAAGATGTTGATTTAGTTATACCTTTCATGGACGATGATGGAAGTGCTTGCGATGCGATTGATATGTGTTTACAAATTTACGATTTAGTGATATTCTGTAATGGTGGGGATCGTTATCAGGTAAATGCACCAGAGTGGGAAAAATTTAAGAAAGATCAAAGAGTACACTTTAGGTGGAAAGTTGGTGGTGACGAGAAACATAATAGCAGTTCTTGGATATTAAAACGATGGGATGAAAAATGAGACCAAGACAGGATGCTGAAAATTTATTCAAACAAGGTGTCAACGTCAATGATGTGGCAGATCAATTAAACCTGCCAAATATTATAGTAGAAAAATGGTATGATACATATCAATATAAAATTAAAAATGCTGATGAGATTAACAATCAGGTGAAAAAGTATCTACGAAAAAAATTATGAAAAACAAAATCCTTTTTGGAAACTGTCAGGATACATTAAAACAATTTGCACCGAATAGTGCAAGAACTTGTGTAACATCCCCACCTTATTACGGTTTGCGTGACTATGGAACTGCAACGTGGATAGGTGGCGACCCAAATTGTTCTCACAAGAGAGATAGTAAGGTCAAAGCAGAGAATTGTAATACAGGACATAAGAATCACGATGATATGGCAGGGGTAGGCGATGCCATATACAAAACAGTATGCCCGAAGTGTGGAGCAATCAGGCAAGACAG